TGGGTCGTTGAAATCAGTCATAGTCTATAAATTCTGCTGGAGTAGGGGTTTGGACATGTTTATCATCAGGATACGATGTACCTGAGAAATAATATAATAGGATAGCATAATGAATGATTTTTAGCAAGTCCTGCTTCTGCTGTCCCTTCTTTCTATAACGAGATGCATACTTAATGATGTTAGACTGACAGAAATGCTCTGCCGTGCCTATAGATTCAAGGAGATCCAATGTCTGAACCTCCTTTTTATCATCAGAAGTATAATGACCTCGGTAGGTGCTGGAAATATAATCCTGCACCACCTTAATAGTGTCATCTTCTCTGTACTTCATACTAATCGCTTCCTAATAGGTTGTCAAGGTTCTCGATGTCAACCTCGTTATCTATCTTATCATATAATTCTAAGAATGACTGCTTTGTTTCGTCATCGAAACGATTCAGACACACCGTGATTGCCTTCAGTCTATCAGAAAAGATGGAGAATGCACGAATTATGTGGACTAACCTACGTGTGGAGATAACTTCATCCACTCCACCTTCAGCGAAGGTCTTACGAATGATGTCAGCCCATGACGTGAGGTTAGCAATATACTTATCATCACAACAGTCAAGCTCTTTACAATAGTTGTTAAGCATCCTGACTTCAGTAGCAGGTTTGGGATAGTCCTGCTCAAATGTGATGGGGAATCTCTCTAAGAATGCTTCGTTAAGCACGTTAGTTCCAATAAATCTCCCGTCCTCGGATCCCTTACCTTTAGTGTTAGCAGTTGCGACGACGGTGAATCCGTCTTTTGGTTGGACGTATCGTCCGACTTTCTTGAGGAAGACTCCTTTTCCTTCCAAGATAGACTGTAAGCAGAGAATTTTATTACTGGCAAGGTCGAGCTCATCAAGGAGCAAGACACATCCTCTTTCGAGTGCTTCGATGACTGGGCCATTGTGCCAGATGGTGTTACCATCAACAAGACGGAAACCGCCAATAAGATCGTCTTCATCAGTCTCTACTGTAATGTTTACTCTAATCAAATCACGTTTTGCTTGAGCACATGCTTGCTCTACACCAAAGGTTTTACCATTACCTGATAGACCAGTGATGAATATAGGATAGAAAATCTTAGACTGAAGAATCTTCTTCAAGTCATTGAAACTTCCAAAAGGTACGAAGTGATTATCTTTCTGTGGTATCAAATTCTTAACTTCAGGAGGTACTAATGTTACTGTCTGCTCTAGTTGCTGACGTGCCTCCGCTACGGTCAGATTCCAGGCACCACGCTTAACCTTAAACTCGCTAAGGTACTTAGTGACTGTCTGATATGTGATGTTAAACTTGTCGCATGCCTTTAAGAGTTGCTCAGTCTTAACATCAACCCCAAACTCACCTACGAGGAAGTCCCTAAGGTCTTCAGTTGTTACATTACATAGTTGTGGCATTGAATCCCTTTGTTTGTATACACATATTATAACCCCTCTTGAGCAAGAGTGGGGTCCAACCATGACGGTTTGTGATCTGTCCTAAGGTAGTTGGTATGTATCCATGGTTTAGTGCTGAGGTACATCCTATATGCAGTCACAGTATCAATAGTATTATCATACTTCAAATCATCAGGCATTGCCCTAACAAATGGTTTATGTTTCTCTGGACACCCATCAGGTGCTACCAGGGATGCTAATCTTATAGTTCTTTCACATGCATGCTTCTTATTAAACCTGCTTTCATACTCATTACACAAGGAAATGCCATGCTGTAACAACCATTGAAGGTTATCATCATGTGCTGCTACCCATTTAGTGCAAGGATGATTTCTAAATGCACCCTTCTCTACATTGTATGGTATATTATCTGCCTTCAATACTGGTCCTATACAATGGTACCATTTACTATACACCAGTGCTAACATTTGACATGTTTCGACTGGCATCTTGACAATATACTTGTCTGGCAACGAAAACGCTGCCAGTGCTGGTTCCTCATCTACTGCAAATATATTCATGCAATCTGTGATATGAATGATGAAAGGATCTTCTTGTTATTTGCCTTGCCTTTCAAGGATTTCTTGAATGCAGTGCGTATCTGACCCTTAGTAGCGTCCTCTTTAACATCAAACTCTACCTCTGTATTTAGATTCTTCTCAGAGAAAAAATAGATCTCCTGGTATCCTAGTATTGGAGCAGAGACTGTCTTGTTTCTTATCCATTCTCTATGAGCAGCAGCATACTTAGCACCAACCAACTCCATACCTAGGTATTGTGTCACATCACGTGAGGATGCAATCCTAAACCCTAAGAAATTACACTGTGGATACATTCCTTTAAGATATTGAAGCAATTGCTTAGTGAAACGTGGTCTACGTGTATCTACCTTGAATATCTTACCACTCTTACGATCTCTCAACTGTGTGTTGTGACTTAGAGATGCCCTATGGACACGTGTATCACCATTATATGTGGTCTCTCTCCACTTACCAGACCAGCATGCTTCTCCATCAGAGAGAATAGATACATGACACTTCTCAACACCATGCTTCCTCTGGAATGCAGGGACAATTGTCTTAAGGCATGCTATTGCTTCATTTAATGGAGTGCCACCCAACTGCATGTGTGGTGGAATCCTATCAGGTACTTGCTGGTATGCTTCCCAGTCACGTGAATACATTGATCCATAACGAGAATCAATAACAACAACAGTTCTCCATATCTCTAATGCATAAGTATCAAACTGTTGGTTGTTTAGACTACTGCTAAGGAAGTTTAAGAGATGGAAGTGCTCAGGTATGTGCAAGGTACCAGGTCGACCAGTATAATCTGGGTCTATACCATTAGTATTCCAGGTAGCATCAGTAACAAATGCCAATACATCAAATGGAATACCAACTCTACGACAGAAGAGACACAATGAAAGGACTTGCTTGTAAGTATCAAGCAAACATGAGGACATTGACCCTGACCAATCAAGTAAGAAGATTAAACCATGGTTTTTACCATCAGGTTTAACAGTTACCTTCTTAAAGAGGTCTTCATTCCAGAGATAAGAGTTAAGTTTATTAGTATCAATGACACCAGTCCTTGCTACTGTCTCCCTTGAGTATGCAGCAGCAGACTTCTTCATCTCAAACTCTTTTACAAGGTAATTTACCTCACGTGAGCAATCTCTTTTGAATTTCTTATACAAAGAGTCAGTATATGTCCAGTTACACTGGATATAGAAGTCATCATCTGTGTCTGTAAACTGTTTTGTACTGTAGAAATCAACAGTTTCCTGATGAATCCTATGTGGACTCACTACTACATCATCAATCTTAATATCATCAATCTCAAGGTAATCAACGTCAGCATATGCACCACCCTGTATATTCTTAAGACTATCACTTAAATTCTTATCAGTTATTGCTTCATCAGTCCCTTGGGATCCACCCATTCCTTTATTTTCATCAGTAGATTCACCAACATCACCCTCACTTACAGGCTCTGGTTGGGATTCCTGTTGTGACGGTTCCTCTTCTTCCTCTGGACCTGCCTGTGAAGGACCAGCATTGGATCCAGGTAAATCATCCAACTGGTCATCCTCTGTATCTGTCTGACCAGCATCGACGGTATCGATTTTCTCTTGTTTAGTCTGGTTCTCATACTTATAAATTGTTACTGCTGCCTGAATTGCTTCATCAAATGTCTCAGTCGCTCCTACAGCGTCTCTGAGAGGTATCTCAGCGTCATTAAATGGTATTAATGAATATGCTCCAACCTTATAGTATAGATTGATGCGGTCAATTAACTTGAGACTCTCAATCTTAATGTCTTGGATGCCAAAGAAGTCAGATTCATTGAGTTGCTGGTATCCTTGATAGAAATCTTTCTGAAGTCCAGGAAACTTACGCTTCATCAACTTCTCAATACGTGCGTCCTCGGTTACGTTTATATATGACTGTGGCACTTTCGCATCTGCCCACTCCTCATTGGGAGTAAACAGTGCATGTCCTACCTCATGACCAACCAGACAGTTATATACCCTGTCAGTTGCATCCCACATAGGGAGTTTCAAAATCCTCTTGTCCACATCGAAGGAAGCAGTCTCACAACGGCAGTGCTCCACGATGAGGTTCTCGGCAGCAAGCAGTTTCGCTAGTGTACCCTTAATCTCATTGTATTTGAAGCTGGAATGCATGTGTCTCTCGTGTGTATATGAACAGTATAAGACCCCCTAGGAGGTTTTGGGGGTCCAAGTAGACGCTTTTTTAACTGTCTGCGTCTTTCACGGGCGGACCTCAGTGCTTGAGGTTTCAGCGTCCGTTTAGCATCCTTCTTGCTATGATGCTGCCAGTTTGGAAAAATCATTGACCTTTGAGAAACGGAGTGTTGTCTTAAACTTATCAAGAAGTAGCTCTCCTTTATGAGAAATGACAAATAAGTTCACATTATCACCAAATTCCTTCAGAATCTTGAGTAATTCGTCAGTTGCTTGGTCATCCAGTGAAGAATCAAACACCTCATCCAGTATTAGTAGGTTAGTACTAGCAGAATTCTTGAGTTTTGCTATCTCTCTCCATGTAAAGAGGAGTGCTAGGTCAATCTTCTGCTTCTCACCCTCAGAAAAGGATGCATAGGAGAAATCATCACGAAATCTGGACTTAATTACCTCATTAAACTCCTCATCGAGGGTAAAATTAACGAAGAAGTCCATTGACTGCAAGTATTTATTGATTAACTGGTTAATTATAGGGATAAACTTAGATATAATCTTGGATTTGATGCCACCATCCTTCAATAATTCCTGCACTACCTTCAGGTCACTCATATCCTCATTAACTTTGGCACATCTCTCCTCTGTATCTGCTAATACAGTCTTAAATTCCAGGAGTTGTGTCTTCTCAGCAGCAATATCAGGTGCTTCCTTAATTATATCGGCCTTTAACTTCTTAAATTCTTTATCGAGACCCTTAGTTTCAGAATCAAATTCCACAATTTTCTTACTGTGTGCATTCAACTCCTTCATGGTCTTGTGTGCTCGGTTTAATGTGTCAGTTAGTATCGCTAGACCCTCACTAAACTTCTTCTCTCTTGATGATGCACCTGCAATCAACTCACTCTTGTCCTTTAACTCCTGGTTACAGGTAGGACAGTTATCATTCTCCCAATAAAACTTTAAATCTTTATCTGCTTTCTCCAAGTTGGTCTGGATTCGGACTCGCATGTCCTTAAGCTCATCATACTCCTTCTGTACATTTGACTGACTAGCAATCAAATCAGTTAACTTCTGCACCTCTGCCTTGTTATGCTCTGTCCTCTTATTAATCTCCGACATTCGCTTCTTAGCAGCAGCAAGGTGCTCCTTATTCATCTTCTCCATCTGACCGATGGTCTTCATCTGCATGTCCACGTGTGAGCTAGCGAGTTTCAACTCATGCTCACAGTTACTAATAGTATCTCTACTTGATTTCATCCTGTCTTTCAACAGGTTATTCATTCGGGAAAAGACCTGGATGTCGAGTAAATCTTCGATAACTTCTCTCCTGACACTTGCTCCGAGTTGCATGAAGGGGACAAATGTGGATGAACCAAGGATGACAACTTGTGTGAAGGACTTGTAGTTGAACTTGAGGATAGATTGCTCCAGATATTTCTGTGTATCTTTGGTAGCAGCATCCTGGTCAAGGAGAGTACCGTTTCTATAAATCTCGAATACATTTGGTTTAATACCTCTAATCACTTTATACTTCACTGAGCCTATAGTAAACTCAATCTCAACAGCAGTCCCACTCTCGTTAATACTATTAACAAGTTGACCCTTATTGATTTTCCTAAAGGGTTTGTTGAACAATACAAAGCACAGAGCATCTAACATTGTAGATTTCCCTGCGCCATTAGACCCTACCACTAAGTGTGATGGAGAAGCATCAATATTCACCTCAGTAAATGAGTTACCCGTTGCAAGAAAGTTCTTCCATCGGATAGTTTCAAACTTTATCATTCTTAGTTTGTGGGGGTATAACAACTTGGTCTGGAGTAATCATAGTAAATGCATATCCATGCATCTTACAATTCTCCTTCACTTGATCCTCCTCAACCTCAGTTATTTCTAACTGTCGAGGATAATCAATAGCCTTCAGCATTCCATAGTAACGCACCGCATCGTCTTTGTCAATGAATATCTGAACAACACGGTCAACTGTGTTGTCATCCCTGACAGCATACACACCATTAGTACTCTGGTCGGTGAGAATAAACATCAAACCTCCACTGCTTCCATGTAAAGTGACTTAAGTATATTAAATATATTATCTTTGTTATCAAAATCTTTTACACACTGCTCAAGTATAGTAAGAGTATCTTCTACCTCAACATCAGTAACATCATCCAATTCATATGAGGTATCTTCAATTATCTTTAGGTCTGCTAGGTCTGACTGTTGGAGTCTTCTAACAGTTTGATCAAACTTAACTTGATCTTCCTTCTCTTCTACAATTAATTTAACGTATGACCCTTCTAGTTTCTTCAATTGGACGGGTGATAATGTGATATCATCCTTGTAGTATATCTTATTGAATGTAACGTAGGGATTCTTAACAAAGGTAAGTTTCTTCGTATTAGTATTTAGGATATGAAACCCACGATCATGACCATAATCATTCCAGTATAACTGGCATGTGTTACCTAGGTACGTGATGTTACCCTTGGTGCTTCTGCAATGGTAGTGACCTGTGCATACCATATCAAACTTAGAGAAGAGTGCTGGATCATCACCATGCTCCATGGTATATCCAGGAATAGGATTAAACCCATTCAACTCTAGGTGTCCCATGCAAAACTTTGCATCAGTGGCAGCGAGTTTGTCCCAAGATTCTTTCTTATTGTCGTCACATATCCACGGCATAAGAAACATCTTCTCACCACCTACATCTTGCTCACTTGGTACACAAACGATATCAATATTGTCAAACTCCCCAAGCAGAAGCTCAGGAGAATTAACCTTGAGAGTATTTTTGAAATAGATGTCATGGTTGCCCACTAGCATGGTTAACTTCACACCACGCTCAGCTAATGGTCTAAACCACATGTCCTTGGCAGCCTCTAAGGATGAGAAATTAATTCCCTTCCTCCTATCAAAGGTATCACCAAGACATAACACCTCAGTAATTCCTTCCTTATCTATCTTAGGAAGGACGATATCAGTATAGAATCGTCTGTATCTCTCAACATAATGCTGGTTGTCATTACGGACACCAAAGTGTTGATCTGTTATCAACAATACCTTCATACAATAAAACCAGTGAAATTTATACTAATCGCTTTTCTTGGGGTGGGTGTTGGTTGTGTCCTATGACGTAACCAACCAGGGAATAAAATGAAATCCCCTGTCTCTGTTTCCACAGACTCTGACATTAACATATCACCTATCTCTCCTCTACGTGGTGTTAGCCTATGGACATAATCCAAAGGGTTAGCAAATTCTAAATCACCACCTTGTTGCTTATCGATAGAATATACAGAACCAAC